TCGATGGGGTACTGCGTAGTCGCGGCCCGTCGTCCCCTGCCCGCGGGCCCGCGCCAAACTCAGGCGACGACAGCGCGGAACGTCGGCTGCGCCGAGATGAACCACGGCGTCCGGAACCGCTCCAGCGAGTTCGCCTCACCCACGCCAACCCGGTACGACTCACCGGTCTTGCCCGGGTAGATGCTGAGCGGGCCCTGCGACGACGCCCACGCGGTGCCCGTGAGGACACCGTTCGCGCGGACCACGATGAACCCCGCGGTGCCGGGGGTCAGCAGGTTGTAGACCGTGTCGGTGCCGTCCTGCTTCTTGAAGATCAGGCCGCCGACCGACATCCCCACACGGCCCGGAAGGACCGTGTTGAAGGTCGACGCCATCGACGTGTTGTCGACCGAGTCCTGCTGCGGGTCGAAGCCCTCCAGCCCGGACGGGATCAGGAACGACGTCAGGTTGGTCCCGGCGTTCAGCTCCGTTGTGGTCGGTGCAGCGAGAGTGGCGATGGTCGGGACGTAGTAGACCCGGACATAGCCATCGATAACGACGTCGGCCATTCGATTGCCTCCTCAGGCATCCAAAAAGGCCCGACATCCGGGCCTCGGGGGTGGTGCGGTTGTGAACGGCGTCAGTCGCCGGGGTTGGGTGCGGTGATGCTCTTGCGGTTCTTGCCTTCGCTCTCCACGGCGAGGACCCGCGCCACCTCGTCGGCGTCGTCGGCGTGCTCCTCCAGGTAGGCGTTCACCTCGGCAGCGGTGTGGTTGCCAGGGTCGAAGCCGGCCAAGTCCCCGTCGTCCTCGGCGTCCTCGTCGACCGGCTCGGCCAGCACCCAGCCGCGCTTGAGAGCCGTCGACAGGTACGCCTCGGGGCACTCCCACTGGCCCTCGGTGTCGGGGTTGTAGACCAGGACGTGGGTACCGGCCGCGTTGTAGTGCCTCTCCTCGCCCACGTCAGCGCCTAAGGAGCGCGCAGGTCACCGACGCGGTCTGCGAATGGGTGACAGTGATGAGCCCCGTGGACGGGTCTGCCATCGCGGGGGTGAGCGGGATCATCCGGTCACCGGTCGTGATCGGCACCACCACGGTCGGGTCGGGAATGGCCGAGCCGAACTGGTCGTTGCCGGGGATCACGATGGTGACCGTGTCCTGGGTGCCGGAGGCGTTCTTCACGTGCAGGAACGTCCGGTCGTCGGCGTTCGCGATGGTGTCCGAGGCGGACACAGCCCCATAGGACGGCGTCAGGCTCGGCAGGCTGATCGACTGGAGGGTGAGCAGGGCCATCGGGGCTCCTTTGAGGGTTGGGCGGAGTAGTGTTCAGCCATGGACCTGTTGACGTTCTTCGTCTCGCGGCCACCGGAGGAGTTGGTCGAGGGCGCGCAGTACGAAGTGCTGATGAGGGACGGCTCGACCCGGACGATCACCGTTGGCAAGAGGGTCGAGACTGAGCCCGTGCCCGCCTTCCAGATCGGCTAGACCAGCACGTTGTAGCGGTCGACCGCAGAGAACAGGGGCTCACCGCCGGGCCGGGTCCATGTGTCGTCCCGGACGATCGGCTGCATGTCGCCGTTGTGGCGCACCAGCCGAGGACCACTGGCGAAGGTCAGCCGCTGCCGGTCGAGCACGCCGCGGGCCTTCTCTGCCGCCCAGCGGGCCTGCTCCCGAGTCTCACCCACCGCCGTCACCTGGAACGCCGACAGATGCGCCCCCGAAGGTCCGGCGAGACTGTCGCCGGGCGAGGCATCGTCGCTGAAGCCGTAGAACACCACGTAGGGCAGGGCTGCGGTGATGACCATCTCGGACGGGTCGGAGTCCTCGACGTGGGAGTCCCAGATGTTCAGGTTGGCGACCGCGTCGAGAGCAGTGATAACCACCGCGTCGTCGGCGCTGGTCACCGGGGACCGCCCAGAACGTCATCCTCGCCCGCGTCGCCGAGGTAGCGCTCGATCACGAACGCCTCACGACGGGCCGGGGCCTCGTGATCCACGACCGGCGCGTTGTTGCTGGTGCCGTAAGCCAGGATCGCCGCGATGCCCCACTGTGGGCCACTGGAGTCGAGCTCGCCCACGTCCCACGTCAGGGAGTCGATCTGCTGCATCTCCAGCGACCGGTTCACTGACGGCGCATAGGAGTGGCCTGAGAACTCCTTGATCATGCCGCGCTTCACCTCGAGCGCACCACGCTTGAGGATCCCCTTCGCGTCACGTTCGATACGACCCGGGGCACGCTGCAGATCGGCCGCCAACTGGGCAAGCTCATGGTTGTCGATGAAGGCCATCAGTCCTGCACGACCTCTCGCACCAGACAGCGCCGCGCGGTCAGGTTCGTGCCCGCCACCACGCCGAGGACACCGAAGACGCGGCCCTCAAGGGCAGGGTTCAGCTCCGAGGACAGGTAGGTGACCGTGCAGCCCGCCACCACGCCCTCCGTCGTCGAGTCCAGAGGTAGGTGCAGCACCGAGTCCTGGACGTCCCAGGTCGTCTCGCCGCCCACCGCCTGCGCCACGTGCGGGATCTCCACGCGGCCGAGACGGCAGGCGCCCTCGTAGACCGTCACCGCAGCCGGCGCCGAGTCGTACTGGCCCGTCGTCGGGTTGATCGCCCCGCGGGCACCGATACCGGGCTTGGTGATGCGACAGGTGTCGGTCATCCGGCTGTTCGCGGCAGCCTGCGCCCTCGCCAGCACCGCGGGGATCCCTGTCACCTCGACCGCCTCGGCACCCGGTACGCCGCAGCGAACGGGTGCTGGTCAGCCAGCCTCGACACCGCCATATACGACTCCGAGTAGTCGTCGATGCGGACCGACTGGAGCCCGACACGTCCCGAGGCCTGGCACAGCTCGGCAACCACCTGGAACAGGTCCGCCGGGCACGCGTCGTATCCATGGGTCATGGTCACCGCGACCGCTCGCTCCCGACATGGCCAGCCGGCCAAGCGGGCGAGGGTCCCGGCACCCGCGATGAAGTAGTCGGTGATGGTGACCGGGGTGGTGCCAGTGACGTCCTGCACGAGCGTGATCGCAGTGGCCTTGAGGGTGGGAAGGAACAGGTACCGGCCGCCGCGGGCATCGACTGTCACCGTCTCGCTCCTGGATGGCGCAACATGCCAACCGAGAGAGTTCCGCAGCCCAGCCACCGCAGCGTCAACCACGTCGAAGTCGAACGGTGCGCCCGGGAACGCAATGAGGTCGTCTGGGTCGACCAGGTCGTTGACGGGCACCGCGTCTCACCCCATCCCGAAGTCGAGCCAGCAGTTGCAGTTCGCGGTCTCCTCCGGCGGTCCGGGTGCGCCCGGGTAGTGCAGCCCGTTGGCGAACACCTGGTCGAGGTTGACTGTGGAGCCGTTGAGCGCCCGGTGGGTCGGCCGGGGATTCGACCCGGTACGCCAGGTCTTCTCCGTCGCGCCCACCGCTCTCGCGGCGTCGTGGGCGCCGAAGTTCGCTGCGGCGTTCGTCAGGGCCTTCGCGTCCGTCTCGGCGTCGAGTCGATCCATCGTGGCCTGGACCTCGGCAACAGCCTCCGCCTCGGACTTGGCGACCAGATCGGCGACGATCTGGTCGAACTCCTGCCGGAGGTCGTCGACCCGTCCAGTGGCGAAACTGTCCGAGACCGCCTCGACATAGTTGGCCAGGTAGGCGGGGTCGAACGGGGCGTGCTCGCCGTACAGGTCCGCCGCGGTGAGGGCGCCTATGTCGGAGGCCGTGCCGAACAGAACCCGATTGACCGCTTCCGCGAGCACGGTGCGCCAGCGACGGGAGAGGAGCCCCGACAGGAACCCGGCGTGGAGCCGGTCCAGGACGTCGACCTTCATCGCGGCATACACGGCCGCGATCGCTGCTGCGGTCTCTGCGGCGTGCTGTGCGCGGGCGTCGGCGTGCGGCGCCGCCAAAGGGAGTCAGTCCTTGTCGACGGCCCGCTCGGGGGCCTTCTTCGCGACCGCGCGCTCCTTGCGGGGCTGCTTGACCGGCTTCGGCTCGTTATTCTCGTCACACTCGAACCCGAGGGCGGCGAGCTCCTTGTCGACCAGCGCGACGCGGTCAGTCTTGCCCGACCGCAGGTAGCCGAGCCGTTCGGTGACGAGGGCGGAGACGTTGGCGTCCATGTCCATGGTCGGTAGTCACATCCTGTCGATGGCGTAGTGCAGATGAGCGGGTCGGACATCCCAGGCGATGGGGGTCTCCTGGCGGACGTGGCGGTAGTGCCAGCCGGAGAACGAGCTGTCGCTGAAGTGGAGGTCGGGCCAGGCGGCGAGGTATGCGCGCACGATGGCGCGGGGCAGGTAGGCGAGACCGAGCCCGAACATGTGGCAGGTCTCGTCGTCCGGTGTGACGAACCGGGTGGATGTCTCCCCAGGCCCGTAGCGACGGTGACACCAGATCGGCTGCGGCAGCTCCGGCGCGCCGGTCCGGGTCGGCTTGTACAGCCGATAGGGGGCGACGAGGACGTCGCCCGGGTTGCTGCGTGCGAGGTCGATGAACCGCTCGAAGCCTTCGCGATCAACCGCGAGGTCCCACTCGATCAGCAGGACGTCGTCGTCGATGTCGGCGAGGCACCGGTAGTCGTAGTCCCGCATCACCAACCGCGGCAGGGTGTCGACCACATAGCAGCGACCCTCGGGGATCGTCTCCGGGTAGGAGCGGAGGATCCTCACGGCTTCACCGCGAACGCGCGTGTGTCGCAATTGCGGCGGTCGACGGTCTCCACAGTCCAGCCTGCCGCCTCGAGCGCGTGCCGCATCGCCGCGGTCGAGACGTTGCCGTAGTACTCGTCCTCGCGCAGCGACCCGCCGTCGTACATGGAGTGTGCCCCTCGGCCGGTGCCGGCGCAGGTGACGATGAACCATCCGCCCGATCGGGTCGCCTTGTAGGCGGTGACACAGATGGCCGGATAGTCGGGGGTGTGCTCGAACACCTCTGTGCAGACCGTGACGTCGTACTCCCGGTCGGGGTCCCACGTGGCGGCGTCCGCGAGAATGTCCGCGCCCGGGAGCGCGTCGAGGGTGACGTACTCCGCCCCTGGGAACAGTGGGCGGGGCGAGCCGTTGATGTCGCGGCCGCCGAGGTCGAGGACCCTGGCCGGGTCGCCCACACGCTTGGCGTAGAAGGCGACCCAAGCCAGAGCCTCGGCATGCATCCGATCTAGAAGGTCGGCGCGACCAGGCCGGTGCCGGCGACCACCGAGGTGGCGGTGGGACGCCGCTCTGCGGTGAACGCCAGGTAGCCGTAGACCTGGAGCCGGACCGTCAGGGTGCCGGAGCCCACCTCGGGCAGCACCCGGGTGCGGACGCTGGACTCGTAGAGGTAGTTCTCGTCGGCCTTCATGACGATGATCCGGTCCTCGTTGGTGCCGGCGCCCAGGTTGGTCGGGATGTTCGGGTCCACGTACACCGGGACGCCGAGCAGGTTGCCGACCGCGCCCTGGAACTGCATGGCACCGCTGGTGCCGATCTGGTTCATGCCCGGACCCGACGGAACCACCAGCGGGCGGTTCGTGGTGTCGAGCGCCGTCAGGATCCACGCCCAGCGGCGCGGGTGCATGACGATCGCGGTCGCCTGGCTCCCCGAGCCGGAGGCGGCCTGGTTCAGCGCGTCCGCCAGCTTCGGGTACAGCTCGCCGACCGTCGGCGTGGTGTCGGTGTAGGTCACCGCGTTGATGCCGGTGGCGTTCAGGATGCCCTTGACCTGGCCGGAGCCGTTCGACCCGTTGATGACCTGGATGTCCAGGTTCTTGGTGTAGTCGGACATCAGGTCGCGGAAGATGACCTCGTCGAACGAGATCGGCGACTGGTCGAGGAGCTGCACTGCAACGTCCTGCTGACCCGCGATGGTCTTGACACCGGCCGACACCGAGGTGTCGGTCAGGTCGGTCTCGGACACGGCCGCGTTGTCCGCCGTCTGGATCACGGCCGTGGTGCCGGTCGCGATCTTCGGGAAGTTCAGCGAGTCGGTGCCGCCCGGCAGTGCGCCGTTGAAGCACAGGTTCGCCGTGACCCGGCCCCCGCGGACGAGGTCGACGTACTGCGACACCAGCCACGCCGGCGGCACGAAGTACCCACCATTGCCGTCGGTGCGGAGCAGGTCGCGGTACTCGGGGTCGGTCCGGACCTCGACGGCGTGACGGGCCAGACGCTCGGCACTGAGGCCGTCGTCGTCCATCCGCATCGAGTGCTTGACCAGGTCGCGGATGTAGGAGACCTGACGGTTCTCCTTGGCGTAGGTGGCGGCCTCATTGAGGACCTGCACGCGGGCCTGAGCCCGCTTGACGGCCACGGCGCCCTCGGTGAGGGTGCCAGCGCGCTCGGCCTCCGCGGAGAGCTCGGCGATGCGCTCGTCGAGCTCCTTGAGCTCTTCGTCGAGCCCCTTGATCGTGGCGGTGAGGGCACGGAACTCCGTGTCCTCCTCGGCGGAGAGGTCCTCGCGGGCCTCCTCCTCGGCAAGGTCCACGATGGCCTTGCGCGAGTCGAACGCCTGCTGGCGTTCCTCCGCCTTTGCGGTGCGGCGTGCAATGAGCCGCTTGAGACGCTCGTCCATGACGAGAGCCCTCCTTTGCAGTTCGATGTGTTCTCGGACTGCTCGGGTGGCACGGCGACACGGCGGCAGGTGCAGCGGCGCGACTCCCGTGTGGGAGACCGGGTGCTGCGGCGTGCTACGTGAGGTGTACCGGCGCGAGCCGGGTGGCCTAGAGGCCGGCCTCGATCAGAGCCCTGGCGGCTGCGACCGAGGAAGGACGGGTGCCGCGCTGTGCGCGGAGGTAGGCGCCCACGTTGGTCTGGGCGCGGGAGACGAGGTCGTCCAGGTCGTCGAGGTTGGCGCGGAGTGCGGCGAGTTCGTCGGCCTGCACCTCCGCGAGCGCCCGGATGGCGCCCTCCAGAGAGGTGTGGGTGGCCGGGTTCGCGCCGAAGTTCACGACGGAGACGTCACCCTTGTCGAGGCTCAGTTCAGTCAGGCGCCGCTTGGAGTCCTCTTCGGACCACTCCTCGCGGATGGTCCGGAACGCGAACGACATCTCGTCCATGTCGCCGCGGGCCATCTTGACCTCGAGCCGCTGCACGTCCGGGTCGCGGCGGTCCAGCTCGGCGCGGACCTTCAGGCCGTGGTCGTCGGCCGAGAGCTGGAGGGTGCCGGACTTGGTCCGTGCCAGCGGCATGCCTTCGTGGTTGATGAGCAGGTGGAGGTCCGGCTTCCC